CAGGTTGCGCGTGGTGCCGTCTTACGCCTGATAGAGCAAGTCGCCCTAGCCTCTAATCGGATTCATTGCGCTACGAAGTGTGCGGATATTGGTGATGAGGGCGCTCTCACTCGCCCCCTTCACCAACACCGGGACCATAACCTCGGTGTTTTGGGTTTTGACTTGGCGCAAGCGACTACCAGGAGAGAGCGGGATATCTTGCTCCACAAATTGTTCAGGCACACCAATGAGGCCTTTGCGCCCGATGATGCCTGTATACGCGCCGCTGCCATCGAGTGCGGTGCTCACAGAGGCGGGGTCAATCCACGTGAGGATTTCAGCCATGCAACACCGCCTGACGCCAGAGTTCGCGCTGTAAGTCTTGGATACCTAGGTTGGTACCGTTCAGCGTGATATTGTAGGTGGTGCCTGTTGATGGCCCTTGCCCATTCGGATACACCCGCGAGCCACCAGGAAGCGCCACGATTTCAGGGCCGCGCTCACCAACCACGGCAAGACCGCCTTGCTGCATGACACCACCCACGGCAAAGCCAGGGATGTGCAGGTTATGCAGTTCACCGCCAACCTTGCCCAACGTGTCCCCTACCGCGTCCTTGATGTGCCCTAGAAAGCCTAGGAAATCACCCAATTTACCAATCACCAACGCAAGAAAATCAATCAATTTGCCGATGATGCCGATCACGATGGACAGGGCCGGACCTACCTCATTTTTGAGCACAAATCCCACGGCCTTGAGTACCGGAATCAGAATGGGTGACAGTTTATTCCAAAGATTCTGTATGGCGGGGATCAGATTGCTGGATATGCTCTGCCATACCTGTGTGAGGGCTGGTAATACACTATTCTTAATGACGCCAAACAGGACTATCAAGATCGGCACAACATGCCCCTGAAACCATGTCGCCAGTTGTACCAGCGTGGGGACAACATTCTTAAGAATGAAGTTACCTAACGCGAGGAGTACCGGGATGAGATTGCCCTTGACGAAACTTGCCAGCTTATCAATGACGGGCGAAACGTTGCTGGTGATGAAACCGCTCAGGGCTGCCATCGCACCCGGCAGGGCCGCGCCAAACTGCGTCACGAGCGGCATAATGGCTGTCAGGATTCTTCCCAGAATGGGCAGCAGGGCCATGCCAAGTTTTTCTTTAGCTTGATCTGCTACGACATTCAGCCGGGCCATTGCGCCGCCAAAAGTCGTACCCGCCGATACCGCCGCACCGCCAAACTGCTTATTTAGCTCGCTCATGATGATGGCCTGTGCCCCGGCGATGTTATTATGGGCCATCATCGTTTTGATATTCTCTTTTTCGACTGCTGAGAAAGAGACGCCCTCGCGACTGAGTGATGCGATACCTTTTATGGGGTCGTTTAAGGCTTTGCCTACCTGGATAACGCTGCCCTGTAAATCTGTCTTGAGCATCGTGCTCATATTTAATGCAGCAGTTTCCGCCTGGGGGAAGATATTCTTGCCAAGATTGCCAAAGGTCAGCAGAACGTTTTCACTGTGCTGAATGAGATCGTCTGATATGCCCGTCGCGCGCGCCATCGAATCGGCGTAGTCGCCAATAGATTGCGAGGTTTGCCCGCTCGACTTGCCCATATGCGCTAGGACATTATCCGTCTCCTTCATCACGGCTTGCTGAGTCATGCCCGCCGTGATGACATCCTTGATTTGTCCTACCAGGAAGCCTGTCGACATCGTCACCGCGCCGATAGCCACCGCGCCCGTCGCAAATCCCAGGACATTCCCAAGGGCGTTCTTAAAGTGTCCTCCTACGGTGTTGACGTGGCCAGATAGCTCAGTAAGCTTCCCTTTGGCTTCGGAGGTATCGCCGCCAACTTTGACATTTAACTGTGCGACGGTAGACGGCATTTATGTACCTCCTTTCGGGGGGTGTTCCTGATGCCACTTTTGCGCGGCGAGTTCGGCTGCCTCAGCTTCGTCAGCCCATATCCTCCACACTACGGATTGCTTCACCAGATCCCACGGTGCAACGCCCAAGTATTTCGCGGCTCGGATGAGCGGATACCATTCCGGTACCCAGGCTGTGCTTGTTTCTTGCCCAATAATCAGGAAGCGCCTAAGCGCGGTTCCATCACTGATTCCATCGCTGTGCTCGATAATGGGGCGCTCTCGCTCTGAGTCGCCCCGGTCGCGTTTGGGCTGAAATGATCCATGATCTTATTGATGATTTCCGCACGAAACAGGATGGGCAATTCGCGCAAATGCTCATCATCAATCGGCATTTTGACGCGCATCTCATCATCTTGAAAGAGATCCCAATCGGTCACAAGCTGCATGATGACTTGATTCATGATGTGTGTGTACTCGCCTAGCGGGCGCGTCATATCGTCGCCGATGGCTTGGATCGTCTCTAGTACGCCCTCTGTGAGTCGTGAGGGAGCATACGTAAGATTCACCGTGCCGTCCCCATAGGTAAACTCAGGGACTTTAGCGACATCGGTAGCCATCTGGCGTGTGGTAATGGGCATGGGGTTTCCTTTACAGCGCGGTTAGGAGATTAACGATCTTGAGCTTTTGCGCGGCGTTCCAGGTCGGATCGTGCACAACCGTACCAGAGAAGTTGATCGCAAAAAGACCCTGATCATCCTGAAACTTTTGTGGCTTGCTGAACTTCACCGCCATATCATGCGCGAACTCGTTAAAGATTGCGCCGGGGCCATCACTGGCAATCTGCGCGCCTAGTGCATCCACGCGCAGAAACATCGTCGCTTGTGATTGCAGGTAGCCAAGCAAGGCCATACCGTTTGCATCCGCTTCAACCATCATGTTAATCGTAGTGACGGGCCGCACATCTACATGCTTTGCCCAACTGCTTTTGGTGCGATCAATGGCCCAGTAGACGCTATAAGCAGTCGCAAACGTATAATCGAATTGCAGTAATACGCCGGGGAATTGCGTCACACCCAAACCTGCTGATGTCGTATCGAGGAAAAGAGAAACATGCTTACTGGCAGCGGGCGCAATGGCGATAGCTGTGGGCGATGATGTCATGGTGCTGCCATCTTGCAATAGTTGGGCAATGAGGGTGCCTGTGGTACTGAAATCGGCACCATTCCGGTTGATTTTGTACGCCCAATCGGTGAAGAGGCTGTAATAAGTTTTATGCGCCCTGACAGAATCACCTTGCTCTAGTGAGTAGGTTTGCACAGCAGTTGCGCCTGTGCTTGGCGGCAAATAGGACCAATCTTTGGCCGTGGCGCTGGCAAGATGCGCGGTGATGACTGGTGCACCGAAGACAGAGGCAACCGGATACACTAGCCCGTTGTAATCCATGTTGCCATTGAACGCCCAGCTAGACCACTCTTTTTCTTCGATTTGTTCAGTCGGATACTTAAAGCCAGTATGCGGAAAGCTCTTGACCTCAGCCTCAAGGCCGGGCATCCAGTCAAACATCTCTAAGAGCTTATTCCCCGGTACACCAGTGCCAGCGGTCGTTTCAACACCAAGCTGTACCTTTTGGTTGACGGTCATTCTATCGGGCATGGCGGTCTACCTCACTTTATTTGGATGCGGTATAAACCGCCGATGTGTTCCCACGGATAGCCGTTAATGAGTTCGGTGTAATAGACTTCCTGTTCACGGTAACAGGCGAGAATGATGCCCGCTGCGACCGTGGTATTGACGCGATTCAACAGCAGGGAGATACGATCTACAGCCGTATTGAGCGCTGCATCTACCGTGGCTGGCCCAACCGCCTTCACCAGAAACAGATCCGGCGAATAGATGCGTAACGCCGTCGCGCTGTTCTTATCCATCAAGCTCTGGGCAGCATAGAGACCGTACGGTGAAGGTGTGCCAATCGGCGCATAGGTCTGATGTACGCCGCCTGTGAGCGTGGCGAGTAGCGTTGCATCACCGCCTAGCGTGGTCGTCAGGAATTGGAAGCCAGCTTGTAATGCGCTCATACGCTCATTGCCTCGTCCAGCTTTTCCCACGCCGCTTCATAGGACGGCCGCACTTGCTCGGCAGCCGGGACCATAAACGGTTGCGCGGGTATATGCGCAGTACCCATTTCCTGATAGATGCTGTAATCCGCACCCGCGACCACCCAGGCGGTTTGCCCGTCATCCGTCCCTTCATTCAATTCCGGCTCTAGATGTCCCTCGCCAGATGTCCCCTGACCATAGGTGCTACCTTCACTCGTGACGGTGTAGATAGCCGAGCGCATGAATCCTGTGAGTACAGCGGCTAGCGACTTGGCGACGGCTTCTACATCGAAAGCACCTTTGGCAGTGATTTCCTTGGCAGCGCGTTCCATCGCTTCGATGGCCTGGGGAATGTGGTTGAAGTCGGATGCCATCAATTCACCTCACTCGCCAGGATGTTTAAGAGGATGCCAAAGGAACTAGGGAACGCGGCATTGGTGTTGACCGCTTGCACAACGAGCACCGCGCCGCTGATGTTGAGTTGATCGCCGCTTTTGACATCGGTACCGAACGCCATATCTACCTGCCAACTGGTTTGATTGCTGATTTTTTGAGCGAGCAACACCAGATAGGTTTGTGTGGGTTGCGCGACGTTACACCCCTGATTCGTAGCGATAGCGATGAAGTTATCAACATTCACCCCTTGGGCATTCTGGGTAGGACTGTTACGCAGAATGGTACAGGTCTTATCGAATAGCTGCGTATTGGCCGCTAGTCGCATCGATACCAGTTCACTGTTGCGTAGCTGTGGCATCCTAGTACCCTATCCATTTATCTAAGGTGGTGCCTGTCGTGTTGTTGGTATCCTCCCGATGGATGCCCTTACTCACTGGCGCGGCTTGCATGCGGTATTGGTCAGCAAGCGCTAACATCCCGCGCATCGCCTGTGAGCGACTAAACTTCTGATTGCCTGTCGAGAAGTCATAGTCACGAGCCAGGAACGCCGCCCACCGTTCGCAGAGATCCGCCGCTGCACAATAGACATCGTAGTAAGCACCCACCACAAACACAGGCGGTACCTGCCCAGGATTGGGGAGGGCAAACCGCCAGTGTCCGGTAGTGGTATCGGATTCTGCCGGACTCAGCAAGGCGTAGTTTGGGCCATAGACTTGTGTGCCGGGGGAATCTTCCCAATCGGTGATGTTGCTATAGTAGTCCGAGTAGTTGAGGATGCCCCCTACCGCGAGCGTCGGCTCAAGGCGTAGCTCCGCATAACGCACGACGGTACGCGAGCTATCAAGCACGTCTTGAATGGTCTGATCATCGAATTGCTGACTTGCGCCAGCCGGATCGGCAATCAGATTCCGCACGCGAGCAATGAGGACATTCATACTAGGTCGGACTGCCATAGCATCACCTCTTAGCTCATTGCAATGAGGCCCTGGTTGGCACGCAGGGGAATGACGCCATAGAGCACGTCATAGGCAACGTACACGCCGCGATATTGCGGCTGGTACTGGAATTGCACCCGCATGCTGAGACCAGAAACCGGATCGTTGGCATAGCCCGAACGCACGCCCGTTTCATCCATTTGCACCAATGGACGCGAGGCGAACATGAGCGCATTCTTGTGGAAGAATAGCGACGTTGATCCGATGGCCGTCGCGCCTGATGTCACATCAGCAACTGCCTGGGCAGGCGTACCACCCGTCAAACCCGCGATGGAACACGTGATCGCGGTAGGCGCTGCGGTAAAGATGCTGATCGTATAGATCAAGCCCGCCGCGTTGACGGTACAAGCAACCGTGCCAGCGCCAAGCGATGAGAGCGCAGCAAGCGCATTGGTCACAACGGAGGCAGATGAGAACAGGGGAATGCCTGCCGTGGTCTGACCACCATATGACAGCGTGAACGTGCCGCCCGTAGGACCACCAGAGATCGTCACCGTCTGCACGGCATGCAAGGTGCCACCAACCGTATTGCCGTTGGCAGAGGGCAAAAGCTGCGAATAGCCAAGGCCAGAGAAACCATAGATGCCTGGAATGACGCCCTGACCAATGGCTTGCTGCTGCGCATAGGCAAACCACTGGGCAAGATTGGTGTCAGCCAGGATCGCGTTACGGTCTTTGGTGTTCAGCACCGCATAGCGTTGGCTGTTGGGCACCTTGTTATCATCCATCACCTTTTGGATGGCCTGGATGGCCGCGCCCGTCAGGGATGTGCCGTTGATGCCACCTGCATAGGAGAGCGTCAAGCCCGTTGCCTGAGCAATGACATCGCGCTCTACCTGCTCAGCAATGGCGATGCCCGCCGCCTCGCCGTATGACTCCATCACGCTTGTGCCGCTGAGTGCCTGACTCACAGCAGCATCCTCAAGGATGAAGTCAACGGTGTTGTGTGTGGTGAGGGTCAGGGAGGTGGTTGATCCGCCTGATGGGGCTTGCACCGTGGCCAGCGCGTTGGGGGTTTTCGCGGTCGCAGTGAAGGTGCCAGGGTAGGGAATATTGAGGGTCTTGCCCTTCCATCCCGCTTCAGTGAAATCGGTATCGCGCGCGATGAGAGGGAGGACTTGGATCTGATTGCGGAGGACAGACAGGGCCGTATTGGCCCATGCTTGGGGAATAAAACCACTCGTATCCAGTACGGATCGAGTGGTGGTGGTGACTGCCATAATGGGCTACCTTTCGATAGCCACCAACGGCTATCTAATTGAGGATGCGCCCGTCTCGCATGGCTGCTTTAATATCCGCTTCGTGTTCAACATAGAAGCTGGTATCGCTCAGTTGCGCGACGGTGTATCTTGGCAAACCGACTTGTGATCTGGATGGATTCGTGGGGCCATTGCTACTCGGCGGTGGTGTGGGTGTCCCTGATGCGAGATACGGATTGTCTTTCAGTAACGCCGCGAGGGCATCGCTAATGCTTTCAGGGGTCGCATCAGGGTCAACGCTCACCAGTTTCGCGGCTAGCTCAGGACTGATGAAGTTAAGCTTTTGAGCAGCAAGCTGTACCTGGGTTGTCAGATACTTTTGCTGTAATTCCGCTGCTTTGGCTTCCGCGTCTTCCGCTCGTTTTGCGGCCTTCTCGATATCTGAGAGCTTTGCAGCATCGGCGGCAGCTTGGGCGTCTTCAAACGCTTTCAGCTTCTTTCGATGGGCAATGGATTCATCACGCGCCGTTTTGAGCGCGGCTTCTCTATCGGCTAGGGCCGCTTGATATTGCTCTAGGGTCATGCCTTGCGGCGTCGCACCGTTTGGCGTTGGGTTGGGCGTCGCGCCCGGATCAGGGTTGGGCGTCGCGCCGTCACCTGATGCAGTTGTCGGATTGCTCATAACTGTATTACCTTTGCATTAGGTTTGTCAACGGAGGGGCTTATCCCCTACCGGAATGTAATCCCAAGAGAACTTAGTGTCCTTGGTGAGTGGACGGTCAAGGGTGAGGATAAAATGCTCTGCCGTCACATCCGAGACGGTGTAATCCATCGCGTCCTCATCGGGGAAATTGACTCGCACACCGTTGTTATTGGCGACAGTGTCATGTGTGACGGTGATGGTGAGATCGCCCGCCTTCATCGCCACGACGTTGCCTAGCGTCTCTGGTGGCGTGTGGCTGGCTGCCTCGTCACGTGTGGGTGCTGTGGGTGCCGCTGCGGGCTTGTTGGGAGGTGTAGCAACGGTAGGGGCATCCGGCTTGGCATCATCTTGTGGTGTGGCTTTGGGATCTGGTTTCGACATCGCTTGTGTTTCCTTTCCACGTATCGAGTGTTCTACGTCAAGCATACCATGCTACATCGTCAACTAACAGACCAGATAAAATTAACGTCATGGTCTAGTGCATGGTCAAGATTCACCTGAAATGTCTCAGGACCAATGTTAATGATCATTGATGGCACATCAACATCAGGAGGAAATTGCACCGTCACATTACCGGGGGTATGGTCTAGCTGATGGTGCACCACGGCGGTGGTTGCGCCCACCTGTATGATGACGGGACCGGCATTGGATGGTGCCACTGTTGCCATTGCCTCTCCGGTCGCTGTTGCCTCACCTGTTGCGTCTGGCGCGTGTACCAGGAACCTCGGTGCATCATCGCTCATTGTGTTACCTTTCCTTTTTCCCAGAGGCTTATCTCTGCCTGAATGAGTGTGACGGTATCATCAGCGTGATTGTATTCCCGATCTGCCTCAAGTGTGGCCATGTACGCATCGACGCATTTTTTATCAAGTGCAGCGCGTGTGTTGATGGTTTGTAACACTGGAAGCATAAGCGCAGGTTCAGCTTCTTCAATGACATTGGCACAAGCCACAATCACAGCTGATAACTCTTGCTCATAGAGATAGCGGGTCAATTTAGCTTTGTACGCCGCCTCTTCACGCAAACTGAGCGCAGTTTCTAGGCGCTGCAATTGTTCGCGCTTATCCTCACTCATTGGTGGTTGCCTCTCTCTGTGGGTGATACTTGGCATAAGGGCAATTAATCAAAGTTACCTTTACTGATGATCATCCCGCGTCGCTGTAATCGCTCGCATCAAGTCCAAGGTCTTTGAGGGACTTCTCATACTTCGATGCACCCCACACGGCATTGTGTGAGGTGCCTACGAGGTCAGATAACGTGATGTCACCCGCCTTGTAGGCATTATATTTCGACGGACCTAGCAAGTCACGCTGCTGGGCATCGCTCATCTTATCGAAGATGTCTTGACCCTGCGGTACATCAAGCGTAGTCTCAGGAATATCGCTAGCATCAATGCCAGTGCCAGCAAAGATATCAGCCCAAGACTTAGTTTTCGGTACTTGGCAGCATTCGCAGTTATTATGGCTTTCCATGTCTTCATCTAGGCTATGCTCACTCCCTGCCATCGCGAGGCACATCGCACAGGCTTTTCCTGATGCATACCATATCCAAGATTCCACTACATCGCTATTGGCTTGATAGTTCGCGAGCGTGGCATCTCGCAGTGACCGCATGCTCTCTGTACGCGAGGTATTGAGCGCAGAGATAAGGGAGATATCGGTAGCGGCCATCAAGTCACGCGCAATGGCTGCCGGACCTCTCCCAGCTATCACACCTTGGCGGATGGCATCCTGTGCCGCCGTCGCTGCTTCATCGCCGTACTTGTCGAATAGCCGATAGATCGCCGTCTGTCGTGCGACTTGCTTAGGGCTAGCACCGTAGGCAATCGCGAAGCCATAGGTATAACCTTTAGGCACACTGGCATGTAACTGCACCCGCGCCATTGCCGCACCCTGCGTGGTGCCCTCGTGCATCACTTGCCCGATGATTGGTTTCGCCATCTCGCCAAAGTGATTGATAGAGGCGCGGATCTGCGCAACCACCCGCCAATTTTCGCCGGGACGCGAGAGAGCTAGCGGTATCTCGCCAAAGTTCGCATCTGACACCATCTGTAGCATGTGCTGAGCGGATGCTATGGCGTCCCTTGTCGACGTGACCGCATGCTTATGCAGCAACCGCAATGATGCCGCCGCTTGGGCTTCGCTGCGTTGCATGGCGGCTTTCGCGGCATTGGTGACGGCAATGATGGTCATTCTGGCATCTCTTGCTTACGTAATTCCTGCAATATCTCCTCCAGATCACTAATACTCTCAATGAGGAAATAATACTTGTTAAGCTCTGGATTGTATTTTTGTAATTCGATAATGTCATCGCTACACCATCGCCCGGTGAGATTACCGCGCGTGACATCGGGGGGATCTTCCATCATTGCACCCCTTGCCCGCCGTCAGGCTGGCCTAAATCCTTCGATTAAGACAAGCGCACCAAAAACCAGCACCTCATGAGCACCTTTGTCGATTACCTCAACACGTGCCACTCTATCAGATTCAACCTTAAAAACTGTCACAAGACGATTGTTATTAGGGATCAAGTCATGCGGTTGCAGATTGCTGGCAAATATCCGAAACCAGGTAAAGGTTGGTCCCTGATCGGTATAGGTCATTGCACCCCCTTGCCTCCATCCGTCTGTTGCTGTGGTAGCTGATTCATCGGCAATTGTTGCTGTGGCGGCATCAATGGCGGTCCCTGGCCTCTATCGAATGCGGTTGTTTGACTCTCTCGCTCAGCATCCTTTAACGCTTGCTCTTCTTTCGGGTCAAAGCCACCACGCTGCATGAGGGTGCTATCACTGACGTTCAACTGTGACCACGCGAGCGCCGTCTGTGCCTCTGCCAAGTCGTCAGCAGGCAGCGGATCTTGCCAGTGCAGCGATATCGGTGTGTCCTTACCATAGCCGCCTAGCTCTAGCATGTGCTGGCTGACTGAGATGATCATCTGGCCATAGAGCCGCCGCCGATCCTCTGTGCTGGCCATCTCAGGGGCATAGAGAATACGGAGGGCTACACCAGTGACGGCGCGGGGCAAGGTATCCATTCTCCCAACGGCCACCTCTGGGACGCCGCTCTGTTCTGCCATATCGCTACGGAGTGACGCGGCAAAGTTCATATGATCGGCTAAACCGTGCGTCATTTCGATAGAGCCGATTTTTGCTTGTGGGTTGGGCAACCATAAGATACGATTGGCTCCAACCGTCACCTCGCTAGCCCGCGCACCCGCGCCATAGAGCATCGGTGAGCCGTGATAGTAAATAACCTTGGCGATATCGCTATTGGTGCCATTGATGCCCTCGTTGAGCGCAATCAGATCGGGCGTGATATCTTCCTCTCCCCAATATTCATTAGGGATGATGGCATTTTGACAGCCTTCCAGTGGAGACCATGAATATGGCCATTCTCTTTCATCCGTCACACTGAATTGATGGGTACCATGTGGGCGTAGATAGGTGGTTATCGTCCAAGTGGAATCTATATCACTGCCGTAAATCTCTGCGCTGCCATCCGGATCATTGCGCAGGATAATTTGCCGGAATGTGTCTTTCTCACCTGCATTGGTTTTGCTGGGTATCTGATATTGCACGGCATATTGTGAAACCACATCGACATTACTGGGATAGGTCATGACGCTGACAGACGCCGGATCAATGACATGCACAACGGGGTATTGTTGCCCCATAGCCTTGTTGGGTTCCACAATCCGCAAGAAACCCTGACCACACAGCCCGCCATTGATATAGAGCTTGCCCAAGAGGGTCATGCGTTTGTTGTCGTCACCCCATGACTGATTCAAGTATTCCTGTGCAGGTGAATCATTCCCGGCGTCGCTCTCTTCATCGTTGGCAGATATGACAATCTGTAATGGTAAACCAAACAGAAATGACTTATTCGTCATAATGATCGGCTTGCATCTATTCGATATCCGGTTATGATCCGGCTCCCCAGGATCGATCTTGAGCGGCTTATTAAAATCCCCATGATAGGCTTTACGCGCGCGTTCTATTCTATCGGCGCGTGATTGCAAGTCTTTATCGATGGCATCGGCGTTGAGGGGATTCATGGCTACCTCCACGGATTGCGCGAGTAGGTCACGTCGCTAGGTTCTAGGTCAAAGTAGGCTATTTGATACCTTGCGCAGTCCATTCCGTGGTCAAACTTCTTGACGGGCGCGTCTTTGGCGGTGTTCCAGATATACGATTCTACTTCTTGCGCGGTGCTGAAGGGCAAGCCATCGGCGGCGAGGGATTCATCACGTTCCACGAGCGTGCTCTCAAAAATCATCAGGCGCGGCTTGCCATCAAGTTGTTTCATCAAGCGATTCGCCACCGCTTGTATACCATTCGATACGCTCTTCACCGCCGCCGTGGTGTTCAGATTGTAGCCCTTGGTTCTGAAAAAATCCTCTAGACTCGCTCTATCCTCAGCATCATGATCGGCAATGACATCATAGGGCAAGGGATCGCCGCCGTCTTGCCCCCAACGTGAGACATCAATAATGGTTTGCCCGTGCTGTGTAACCAGACGCTTCGTCATATAGATCTCACGATAGAGATAGAGCCGCCCGTCAGGGTCCATTGCCCACCATTGGCAGACAAACGGATTCACATACCCAAAGTCGATGCACAGGAAGCGCGGCCATTCACCAGGGATGGGGAAATTGGGGATGATATTGACATCGACATTCCATGAATCCTCATACACGATGCCCTCGGCAGCGGCCCATAGCCCTTTGAGGAGTCTCAGCTTACGCACGCCTGTGAGCGCATTCAGCTTGCCCATATACGACTCACCAAACGGCGTTATCTTGCCATCATCGGTATAGAGCATGGGGTTATCCACATGGCGCGATACCAGCCGCTTTGTGGTGCCATCTAACATGCGCTTATTGAG